TACAATTTGTCTTGTTGACTTGGCACAAATTAATACTTTGTCCTTGTCAAGATTATCTATAGCACCAATCATTTGCTCATTATCTCTGTCTGCAACTAACTCATCTTTCTTGAGTATTCTTGAGCGATACACCTTGACTTTAGGTGGTAAAATATAACCTTGCTTGACTAACTTTGGTGCAGGTACTTGACATATCACACTACCATACACCTCTGTCCAGTTCATACCTGCCTTGACAGGAGAACGACTATGCTTTGGTGTTGCTGTAAAGAAGTAGCATCTGTGAGCATACTGAGAGAAGTAATCAGTAGCAGGGAAAAAGTTTTTCTGTACTGAGTTGTGTGCTTCATCAAAGTAGATAGTATCAACATTGATACCTGATTCTTCAACTCTATGTAATGAATGATAAGTTGTAAATATAATCTTACGACCCATTGTTGTCTCATAAAAAGATTGAATCTCAAATGGGTTTGTGGTATTATACATTCCTTTGACTTTACCACTATGAACGTGCAATACAGACACATCATTGTAATGCTCATCAAGGATTTCCATAAACTCTTTACATAGTTGCTCTGCAAGTAATATGCGTGGTGCAACAACTACAATCGTACCATAGTATTCCAACTGCTTGATAGCATCCATAATCATACAGATGGTCTTACCACCACCAGTAGGAACAATGACCTGTCCTTTGTCATTGTCCAACATTGATTGTATTGCTTGCTCTTGATGTGGTCTTAGTTGCATTAGTATTCTTTAGATGTCTTTATTATAGCATCCTATAATACTTGTTCAAGAGGAGATGTGACAGCTGCTATTCTGTCCTGTATGATTTTACAATACTCTTCTGACAGTTCAACTCCTACTGAACTAAACCCAAGTTCCTTTGATGCTATTAAAGTTGTTCCTGATCCTGCGAATGGATCAAAAACAGTTCCACCTTTGGGTGTAATTAACTTTATCAAGTATTTCATTAATTCCATATTCTTAACTGTAGGATGGTCATTGTTAATAGTTCGGTTATGTGTTCTTTCCTTTATTGAACTCTTTGTAGAATAGAAGAACCGACTCGCAGTTCCTTCATCACAATAAGTAGTATCTCCAATATATCCTCCACCACCAAAGACACCACCACCATATTGTCTTCCTTGATAATCTTCAACACCATAATTTCTCGCCCATCCATTTCCTCTTTCTCCAAATCTAGCAAACTCATTCTCGACCTCATCACTTCCATCATGCAATACATTCCCTGCCCATCTACCAGACTCTAATCTCGACTCTTCAATATTAATACCACCCACACCATGTTTTTGAAAGTTCTTTACGATTGTTTTCTCTGAAATAGGTTTCTGTGCTAAAAGTATTGGTTCATAACAGGGTTTCAGACCAGTTCCCCATCCTTCCCATTTAGGGTCTTTCTTACCAATATTCTGACTCTTTGGCATACCTTGTCCATATAACCACATCAACACATCTTTAATCCTAAGTCCAGAATCCTCAACTGCACAAGTGAGTCGATGAAAGGTCTTTGATGCTCCAAAGATAAGTAAATGTCCACCTGGCTTGAGTGTCTTTGCAACCGATTCCCAAGTTTGACTCTTAAATGCTACACAATTCTGGTAGGTATCCCAACTATTACCAAGATACTCAATACCGTAAGGTGGGTCTGTAACTATCGAATCATACTGTTCCTTACAATTATCTGAATATTTTACACAATCATCATTATAAAACTTACACTCGACCATTGTACCTCTACTTTTTTTATAATTATAGCATCAAAATTAATTTTTTGCAATATCTATTCATATTTCTTCCAATATTTCTCATCAATTAATCCCATTGAGTGTAGTAAATGCTCATCTTTCAATATTAAATTACAATCACCTACTATTGATAATCTTTCACCATTAAAATCTTGTTTGATACATTTAGTACCATGTGAAACTCTACTGGGAAATATTGCAACGTGACCCTCCTGTGGGTGTATAAAAAAAGTTTTACAATTTAGAGCATTGAACTCAGCAATCATATTCTGATCATCATTATTATTATGAGAATTAGCACCAAGAAATAAACTATTGTAATTCTCGATATTCAAAAATCTAGTCGTATGGGAGTAAGGTGGTATATTCAAATAATATACAAATGAAACATGACTTGTTGAGTGAATATGCCAAGGTATTTCTTTATCACTTCTAGTTCTTGAAATCCAAGTCTTCGTGATGCTGTAATTAAACATATCTTTGAATTTAAGAGTGTCTAAAACATATAATTTGATGTGTCTTACAATTTCCTTAAACATTAAGTCCATTGATGGTTCAAGATGTATAAGAGGATTTACTTGTCCTTCACTTACTGTATTCGATATGTCATTCTCTTCATAGTCAAATTTATCATATAACTTTAAAAATTCACTCTTAAAGTCACTATGTCCATCTACCTGTCCAATATAGATTGTTGTAGGAAATATATTAAAAATTTGCGGTTTATTAGTCATAAATTTTTATGAAAATCATAAGACTTTTTTAATAGTTCTTGATATTTTTGTAATTCATTTTGATCAAACTCATTATAATCATAATCATTTGACACTCGATTTATCATTTCAATTCTATCTATTTCTAAAAAATCTGTCAATTTATTACATTCCTCTTGACTTCCAAAGAATTTTTCAGTTGATAAACATAAAACTTCATCAAAAACATTGTTAAATTTATCAAATACATCTACATAGATGTCACATTTAGTGACATATTCATCAAATAATTCTTTTGGAGAGTTGTTAGTATTCCAATCTTCACATATCATATTACAATAAGACCACAATCTACTTACTGGTTCTCGAAACATTAAAATAATTTTTATATTAAATTGAGATAATGAATTTTTAATTTCTATAAGTTGTTCTGCTGTTAGTAGCCAAGTAGTTTGACTAAAATCATATGTATTTTTGCTAATATACTTTGAATAATCATTAAATGAATATGGAGTGTCTAGATTAAGTATTGTTCTATTTTCATATAAAATGAATTTAACATGCGTATCTACAACTTCTTTAGGATAAAGTTCTGGGTAGCAAGAGTTAAAATTATATAACCCAAATAAGTATTGTGGTTCTTTATGAACAATATTTGGAATTAATCTTGATAATGATGTTGTGCCTGATCTAGGCATACCTGGACATATAACTATATTTTGCATAACTAGATAATTGTGTTATAATACATTTATGAGAAATATTCTAAAGGAATCAAAATATCACTTAGAAGTTGAGACTGGATGGAATTATTGGTTTCATCTAAAACATTCAATCGTAAACTCATATAAATTAATCAAAATCTCGTTTAAGAGTTTAGTTCATGGATTACTTCCGTTTATGTGGAAATCAGACGCACCCAAGGGTGTTATTATATTATACCATGAAATTATGAAAATACAACACATCAAAAAACTTGACAAACTCCGCAAATATCCAAAAAATGAACGATACATATCTAACGATACTGAATAGTTACGGAGATATAGTTGAACTTAACTATCAATTTGATGTGCCATCTATCATAGATCAATTAAAATCTGTTAATAAGTGGATAGATGGTTCTAATAATAAAAAAGGATTAACTCTTACTGGTAGTGTTAATGACTTAGAATTGACAAAAAGAAATGATTGTAGTATAAATGATAATCTTAAAAAATGTCCATCACTTCTAGACTTTTTTCAATTATGGAATAGTCTATCTAAATGTCACGCAGTCAATATGAATAGTGGTAGTTTCTTTCGATTACATCGTGACGCTTACAAAACTGCTCAACAGATGAGAATCTTTATTCCACTCAACAAAACAGAATTACATGAATTTGCATTTATATACGATAAAAATATAGTTGAACTCAAATCTGGTAGAGCATACTTATTAAATACTAAAAAACAACATGGTTCATTTGCGATGGTTAATGACATCTATCACATACTTATGGGAATTTATATCAACCCTCACAACTTCAAAGTTGTTACAAACTTATTACCAAATTGCATAGACCACGAATGAAAATCTGTATAATTGGTGGTGGTACAACTGGTTGGTGGTGTGCATCATATATGCAAAAGTTTCTTGATGTGGATATTACACTTATTGAAAGTGACGATATTCCAATAAGTGGTGTTGGAGAATCAACTTTACCACAAATCAAAACATTTTTTGATGAGTTAGAAATACCTGAGAGTGAATGGATGAAAGAGTGTAATGCAATTCATAAGTATGGAAATATAAAATATGATTGGAATCACATAGGTTCTAAACCCTTTTATACAACTTTTTGGCAGAATAATCCTAAAGGATTATTTGATGAGTGGTATCAAGCATATCAAGATGGAACTTTACTGAAAGAAGACCACGTTGAATTATATAATAACGAATATATCGGTTATCACTTAGATGCAACCTTAATAAACAATTTTATGAGAAATTATTGTAAGGATGTTAAACATATTGTAAATACCATCACAGAGTTGCCACAAGGTTATGATTTATATGTTGATGCTACTGGATTTGAAAGAAGATTTACAAAAGATAGTGAAGAAATAGAATTAAATCATCATCTTGTCAATAGTGCGTGGGTATATTCTCTTGAATATGATGGCATAAATCCATTTACAAAATCAATAGCAAGACCTAACGGGTGGCAATTTGAAATTGATTTACAAAATCGAACTGGAACGGGTTATGTTTTTAGTGATAAATTTATCAGCGATGATGATGCACTTGATGAATTAAAATCTTGGACTAATCGTAAAATTATTACTGAACCAAAATTAATTAAATGGAAACCTAGTGTATTAAAAAATGCTTGGAGTGATAATGTTATTACAGTTGGTCTTGGTCAAGGATTTATCGACCCGTTAGAATCAAATGGATTATATATGGTTGTGTATAGTATAACCCTCTTGGTGAAATGTATTTTAAAAAATTCATCACCTAAAGCATATAATCGAACCATATCAAAAGTTCATCGAGATAATTCTAATTACATATTACACCATTATATGCTCTCACAAAGAGATGATACTGATTTTTGGAAATACTATAAAAAGTTTGACGCAAAAAAATCTGTATGGGATGAGTATTTCAAGAAAACAAATGAATACACAAACTTATATCCTGATGCAATATGGGCTCAATTAGGATTGTATTTTGATGCTCCTAAACCTCCGTATCTTTAATAGTAAAAAGACCCAAGACACCACTGGTTACATCAATATTATATTCTTGACCAGAATAAACATTCCCATAATCAAACATGTCAAGTTCTTGATTCTCGACCACTGGATTACCAGCATAACAAATCAATATTGAATCTTTATCAACTTTTAATATATCTTCATCAACAATTCTTCCATCCCAATCTATATTCTTTAAAGTGCTAAAACCAACCATACAAAAATCTTCTAATGCTTCCACTAAGAAATGATCGTGATATTTATCTTTCGTGCAATAAAAATCTCCTTTTTTTAAAATATCGTAATCCTCTCTAAAAGGCACACCAAATTTACAAGAACCTTTCGCTACATAATAATACAATCCATTACTCTTATCTGCTGGTTCTACTCCTATCCACCCCTTATCAACATCTAGAGAACAAATTGCAAAACCATCATCACGACATTTGGTAAAAGCATTTCTCGAATTCATTTTCATTTAAATTTCCTCTTAAAATTATTGATATAGAACAGATACTCAGCTTTATAATTTTCTCTTGCTTGTACCATTTTTAATTTTTTAATAATAAATTTTTTCATATTATGATCCAGTATCTTGTGATTTTGCCCAAGTTGATACTATGTATTTGTCTTGTCCTATAGGTGGATTTCCTCTATGAGTATGAGTAAATCCTGCAGGAAAAATAATTAATCTACCCTGTTGTGCTTTCACTCTTTTATTAATATACAAAAACTCTGTCTCACCACCCTCTTCAATTGTATTCAAATATAATTGAACAACTAATTTTCTATGGGATGTATGTAATCCACTATTTTCATAATGCCACGAATGAAAACCACCACCAATAGGTATTTTTTTTACTTTAGCGTCATATATTAATAATTTTTCTCTTCCTAATACACTAAATTTTTTTAAATAATTGTTGATTGGTTCGGTTATTGACGGTAAAAATTTTATAGAAAGATTATCTCCTGATGTAAGATCAAAACTATGATGATTATTAAAATTCATTGTAAAATGATCTCTATTATCAAAACTCTCATCCTCCTTAAGCATTACAGAATGACTTATATAATGCTCAATCCATTCAATATATTGTTCACAATCTTCTTTAGAAATAAGATCATCTATTACCATTATAAAATCGTTTAGCATAACTTTTCACTCCAAGGGTTAACACATAAAGTAATTCTTTTTCCAAGAAAAGGTTCTACACAATGATACTTACCAGGTGAAAAAATTACTAATCTATTTGATTTAGGTGTAATAATATCATCCTCGATGTGCAATTTGCCACCTCTTAATTCATCTACGTAAACATAGTATACCATAGAACATAATGGAAATCTAGTACTACCAGTTTTTATTTTGAGTTGCTCATCTTTATCAATATGCCAATTTCTTGGTATTGTATTATAATGAGTCCAAAATTCATATCCGATGCACGATGTAAGATCATACATTTGACTTGATAAATTAATCATTTGCATGCAAAAATCCTGAAAAATATGTTCCTCATTAAGGGAATACCATTTTTCTGGAATATTTTTTTCATTTTCTGAAAATTTAATACAATCATTCTGAAACGTAGAATTATCTACGACATCATCCATAATAACAATCATTTAATTTAGAATACACCTCCAACAATCACACCACCCTGATTAGCTGCTAAAGTTTTATCTCCTGTGCTACTATTTTGTGCAGAATTTGAATTGAATATTATACCATGTCCATTTGCTCCACCAGCGGAGCCATTTGCTTGACTTGTTCCTTTACCTTGATTAACTCCATTTCCTCCACTAGTGGCAGCAGTATCATTTTGGTCAGCACCATTTCCACCATCTCCAGATTTTGTACCGCTACCAGACTCACCCCCATGATCAGCACCATTTCCAAATCCATTACCTTGATTGCCACCTGCATTAATAGTTGCATTTGCTCCTGCAGTTGGTGTCGCACCAGGTGGACCTCCTCCATCATATCCGCTTGAGTTTTTTGCACCACCTAATCCAATAGGAATACCAGCACCACCTCCACCAGAACCACCTGCTCTTCCATAATCAGTATCACTTTTTCCTGGATTGGAAGAAGATCCTCCACCTCCTCCTCCACCACCATATCCACATCTTATAATACCACTATTATTAATCTGAGCTGGATACTCTACACCTAAAGCACTTGTACCAACTTTACCTTGTTGTGGTGTAAAATATCCTCCCACAGCTCCGTTACCTCCAGCACCTTGTAATCTACCTGATGATCCAATATCTATTTGTAATGATGTTCCAGATGGCCAACCACCTGTTCTAAGGGCAACTCTATTTCTATCTCCTTGATTATTTGATTTTTTTCCACCTACAGTTGTATTAACATGAATGAATATTTTTTTACCACCTTGCCATCCTGATGATGATAAGTTATAGCCTGAGAGAGTTCCAGTAGGTCTACTTCTAAAATCACCAACAACTTTTGTTCTCTCTGTTTGGTTGTTGTATCTCCAAGTTGCTGCCATTGTATTTGCACCATCATCTTCTCTATTCAATATATTATTTGCTGCTCCTCCCGCTGAACCCGTATCAGCGTAATAATCAATAACTATATTTAATTTTTTACTATAAAAATCACTAAATTTAATTTCTCCAGATGTTGGTATACCAGTATCTAATGGTAAATCACTTAAAGCACCAAGATTTTTATTATCAAAATCTGCACTGGTGGTTCTGTAACTGCCAAACTTCCTACCAGGTGTTGAACCAAATTCTGATTCAATTTCACTAAATGATAGTGGATTTCCAGACGCTTTAATAGTCATTAACCAGTGACCTCAACACTAGTAATTGTCTCCCAATTAGTTCCATTATAAACTTGAAGTTTATTTAAATTTGTATTGTATATCATCGCACCTGAGACAAGAGATACTAACGCTGCAGTTTGTGCTGCTCCAACTTTAGGTGGTATCATATACATTCTATTTGCTTTAACACCTGTAAGATTTTGTCCTGCATTACTAAAATCAACAGCTGAACCTGCTTGATTTTTTCCAACAGCGAACGCCTCAAAAACGACAGTATCACCATTAACAAATAAAGCATTTCCATTTAAATTGTCTGTTTTTATACCAACATTACCACTACCACCGATTGTAAATTGGGTATCTGCAGTAGTGTTTACAAGGAATTTTTTATTACCCATCGTGGCTCCAATACCAATGGCACTCGCTGATAATTCACCAAATGTGTAATAGTGCTGTGTGTCTAAATCAAGTTTAAAGAATGTTGAAACACCAGATGTGGCATTAACATTTCCTTGAAGAATTCCAGTAACATCACCAACTACATTTCCATTAAAAGATCCAACTGGATTAATATCACCACCTATCGTGAGATCACCACTAATTGTTCCAGCACCTAAAACATGAAGAGGTGTACTTGGAGTTGTTATACCTATACCTAATGAGCCTCCAATACCTGTAAGAGTCATCAATCTTGTATTATTTACACCCTTATGCCAATGGAAATCACCATCCACGTTACCAGCGTTAGCAGCACTTAGATGATAATTAAAATTACCTGTTCCATAGTTTATTATGTCAAGTGATTGTGCAGAACTATAGTTTGCTCCTAAACCAACACCACCATATCTAAACTCTGCATTATTTGTATTACCTGTGGATGGTTCTCTTCCAAGTGTAAGACCTGCAACACCTGTATCACTTGTGACTTGAATTTCTACATTACCAGACTTTCTCACCTGAATATCATTTGCAGGGGTATCAGTTCCAACACCTATTAATGGAGAATTAAGTTCTGTTGTTGCTGTAATTATTCCTGACACTAATACACCACCGTCTGTGGTTTTAAGTTTCTCCACTCCAGAGTGTTTTAAAAATGCAGTGGTGGTATCAGTTTCAATTATTTCTACTCCACCCCCAGTAATTAACCTATTATTATTGGATTGAAGACTGTTATTTGTTGTTCCAGCAATAAAAACTGATCCTGTAGCAGTTAAAAGTATTGTATCTGCTGATGCAATACGTGAATAAGAACTATCATTACTAATTCTTAAACCTGGAGAAATCGTACTACCCCCAAATTTTGCTTCTACACCATTGTCAAAAAATACAGTTGATCCAATTCCAACAGTTGCACCAACACCGAGAACCACATCATCACTAAATGTTGAAACACCAGCAACACTTAAATTGTCAATATTTGCGTGTCCGTCTACATCTAAATCTCCATTCACATCTAATGTAACTGCTGTAGATATACCAGTTATGTTTAGTTGTGAACTATATAATGTTCCTGACAGATATAAATCTTTCCATTGTCTATCTGATTGTCCAAGATCTTTTGTGCCATTACCAACTGGATCTAGATCACCATTTACTCTAGCAGTGATCGTCACTGTGTCTGTACCAGCATTACCAATGCTAGTATTACCATTAATGTTAACATCATTAAATGTTGATACACCTGCTGAATTAATATTTCCTACTATATCACCAGTAATTCTTCCTGTGACATCACCTGTTAAATTACCAACAAAACTTGATGCTGTAACTATACCTGTTGCTTTTATATTACCTACGGAACTTATTCCAACACCCTCTTGTGAAGAATCTACATCACCACCAACTTGAAGTGTTGCTCTGGGATCTGTGGTTGCTATACCAACATTGCCACCAGTGTTGTATATACTAGTAAATCCTAATCCTACATCAATATCTGCCCACTGAGAAGTTGGCATGCCTTGTAGAAATCTAGCATCTCCATAATATGTTACTATTCCAGCACCCTCTGCTGTAACTATACCACTCTTTATACTTACCCCTGCACCAATAATCTCAGTAGGTTTTATAGTAGAAATTGTCATTATGCCAATATTGGCAGTGGTGAAACTACAAAAACCTGTAATATTTACATTTCCACGAACATCAAGAGCTTCCGATGGCACGGTGGTTCCAATACCTACCAGACCAGTAGACGTTACTAACAGATTGTCATCATCAACCTGAACACCGTTACGAAAATTAAAATTCTTCTTGATATTTGCCATCAGTTATCTTTTTAGTTATTTATTTGTTTTTCTAGATCAGATACTTTTTCTGACAGTTCTTTAACTGCTTCAATAAGAAGTGGTACTAGTTTTTCATATTTGACAGTTAAAAATTCATCACTCTTAGGTGCAGGAGCAACAGCCTCAGGTAAAACTGCCTGTACTTGTTGAGCAGATACACCGACGTGAGTATCATCCATAGAATATCCTAAAGACTCTGCTGTAGTATTAAAGTTATATGTAAATCCATTCAATGATAATACTTTATCAAGAGCATTATCTAGTGGTTTCATATTGGTTTTTAATCTTTCATCAGATATGAACGCAGTAATATCACCACCACATCTTAATTGACCGTTAACTTCAATTCCATTTGGTTGTCCATTTTGACCAGCTTCACCTCTAATTGCAAATGAACCACCATGATATAATTCAAAGAATGCATTGCCATTTGTTGAGTGTCTCTCAAATTTTGCAATATGATTAGTGCCATGTTTAATAAAAACACCTTTACCATTAGTATCTTCAGCTTTGATAACTATACTACCTGTAGTATTTGTAATTGCTCCATCTGTATTATCATGAACAATTGTCATGTCACTATCAGTTCCAAACTTAACTGATTTGTTATCATTAACTTTAATTTCTAATCCTAAACCTGTTAATGTTGTACCATCAAATTGTAAATTATTTGATGTTGTAGTATCATCAGTTGCAGAATTATATAAAACTCTATTCGCAGCACCTACAACATCAGTTGCTTTGTCTGCTGTTCCTGTCAAATTACCAGTTACATTACCTGTTAAAGTTCCAGTAATATTAGGTGCAACTAAAGTATTGGTACCAAGATTAAATGTTAATGTAGAATCGGTGAAACCTGTAACCATTGTGCCAGTAAATACATCTGTAAGAGTGACACGATGAGTACCTGTTGCTGGTTCACTCATCTGAGCACCAGTATTTGTTAGATTTGCACCATCACCATAAAAATTAACACCATAAACATCTTGGAAACGTAGACTTGCAGTTCCTATATCAGAGTTATTATCAGCACTTGGTAATAAATTATTACCAATGACAATATTTTTTGCAACACCAACACCACCATCTATGACAACTGATCCTGTATCTGTACTTGTTGATTGTGTTGTATTATTGGCATTGAGTTGTCCAGATATATTAACTACATTAAGATCACTTGTTCCAACAACAGTTAATTTTTTATTAGAGTTTGATAATCTAACATTTTCATTAAAGGTAACAGGACCATCAAACTGAGATAGAATTTGTTTGGAACTACCTCCCTCAACCAAGAGTCTTTCCTTGACAATTACCTCATCAAATACAACACTTAATCGACTAGGATCTTCACCAGTAATTGTTGGAATAGGTATATCAAACGTGGTTTGTTGTCCACTAGCAGATGCAATTTTAGTATTTCCAATATAGAAATCACCCTTATCATTCATACCAGTGTAAACTACGTTACCACATGATGTTTCTTGTGACTGTGTTAAGAACTCTTCTCTTTCAGTTAATGATCTATTCTGTAATTGAGGTAACGCAGTTGAATAGTTACCTGGACCATAACCAACATACTCAAATGTGTGACCCGATGCTCTTAATATAGATGGTCTACGAAGTTCAATTGGAAGAGGTTTTATTTTTTTAATCTTTGATCCACTATTGTGTGATCCACTGATTGTTCCTAATGCACCACGTATAACTGATATAGAGTTTCCAGATAATGTATTTGATGAAATTCTCATGATTTCACCTTCAATCTCCACATAAGATCCAAGAGGGAAACGACTTAATATTGAATCTACGTTTTTACTTTGACCGAAATTAGTACCATTAGCTAAATTAGGTAATTCAACTGGTATAGCAGCAACAGATGAGTTTATGTTAGCAGTCAAGAATAAAGTTTCATGATCAAAAACTGATAATCCTCTGACTCCTAAATTTTCACCCTCTTTACTTGATAATGATTCATTATCAGATAA